TACGGCGCAGCGCGACGGACCCCACGCACCCACTCCGGGTTATCGCAGCGACATCGCGAGCGTTCATGGTCGTACCGCAGTCGGCCACAAACAGCGCAGCGCGGATTCGCTGGTGCCGACGCCAGCTGCCAAGGCGGGTCAGCAACGATCGTGCGGTAACGCATCATGCCGCAGCCCATGTTGGAGACTCCGAAGCGTCCGGCGCGTCACGCCAAAACGCGATCGTGCGATCCAACCCATCCTCCAAGCCGATCTGAGGCTCCCAGCCAAGCAGCCGCTTCGCCTTCGCCGGATCGGAGTTCAGATACGGCACCTCAGCCGCCCTGACCGGAACCGTTCCCCAGTTGATCTCGCCGAACCAGCCCATCTTGTCCGCGATCAACTCCACCAACTTACGGATCGTCAACGGATTATCCGGCCCCGTAACAAACGTCTCGCCGACCGGCAGCTTCTCCAACAGCACCCGGTAGAAGCCGACAAGATCATCGATGTGAATGAAGTTCCGGACCGGCCAATGAACACCCAGATTGCATTCCTCGCCAGCAAGCATCTGGCTGATGATCCGCTCGACAATGAAGAAACTGTTGTCGGTCCGACCGTACGTGTTCGTCTGCCGCAGAATGATGTACGGGAACCTGTAGGCGTACCCCATGTACTCCAGGTACTTTTCGCACGCGAGTTTCGCGACCGCGTACGGCGCCATTGGATATTGCGGCGTCTCCTCCGTAAAAGCCTTCACGCCCGTGAACGTGTGCGCGTTCCCGTAGGTTTCCATCGTCGACGCCATCACGAACGCCTTCAGCGGCGCGAACTGCCGGCACGCCTCAGCCAAGTTCACGACCGCCACATAGTTGACGTTCGTCACCTCGATGTAGTTGCGGAACGACAGCGCAACCTCGCTACGGGACGCGAGATGCAACACTGCCTCCGGCTGCACACGCTTGACGAGATCCTCGACGGCTGGGTGGTCGGTGAGGTTGACGACGTGCTTGTGCTTCTTCCGGACAGTCGGGTTCTTCAGCTCCGACTCTGGATGCTCGTAAAGGCCGTGAACCTCATGTCCGTCGTCTGTGAGCGTCTGTGCGAGCGCCTGGCCAATGAAGCCGCTGATGCCGGTGATCAGGATCCGCATGACAGCAGCACCTCCCAAAAGTCAGCAGCAGCCGTCTCGATCGCCTCGGGCTTCTCCTCAATCCAATACCGGGCACCAACAAGCCCATTCGTCACAATCTCGCAGCCAGCCGCCCAAGCCTCCGCGACCGTCCGGCCAAACGGCTCAATCACGCTCGGCAGGAACACGAACGTCTGATACGACGCCAACAGCGCCGGCATGTCCATGTACGGAACCGGCCTCGACACGTTCGGCGCGAACGGCCCATCACCGAAAAAGTCGACCGGGACGCCTTCGCGTTGCGCCCACTCAGCAACCCGGTGCGGAGCTTTCCCGAGGTTCCGCCATGAGCCGACAGACACTACGCCCTGACGGTTGCCGTTCACGGTCGCCGCGGCCTGCTCGAACCTGGCCAGGTTCACGGGCGGCGGTATGCAGACCGCGTCCTTGTGGCCCATGTATTCGGCTTGCAACGGCGAGCAGAAGATCGGCGTCGCGTGCTTCTCGAGCTGCTCCATCCGATCGGGCCGGACCCATGAGCCGACGTCGTTCCAATACTTCACCGCCGGGCGATCCTTGATGATCGCGAGCTCAGCAGCCGTGTAGTCGACGCAATTGTGGATTGCGTACCGGTCGCATGTCGTATCCACGTTGCCGGGAGGGCACAGGACAATCTCGACGTCCTCGGGTGCTGCGGCCTTGAACTCTGCTTGCGTGAGTTCCGCACCGCCGATGTACTGCGCTATGTCAGCCAACCAGCCGATACGCATCAGGCCGCCGCCTTTAGCCGAGCGGGAATCCTGACCGCGCCGCGAGCCTCGAACCGCTGAGCCGCGACCCTGAGCGCCGGCAGCATGTACTGCTTGAACACCAGTCTTGAGTCGTACTGCAACGCGTGAGCGCGTGCCGCCTTGCTCAGCTTCTCCCGCTGATACGACTTCAAGCTGTAGCACTCCTCCAGCGCCGACAGGATGTCATCGGAGTCAGGGATCGCCTGCCAGCTGTTCAACGCAGTCCAATACGGCGAATGCTTCACCTTCCAGCCCGCGCCACAAACCTCGCTCATCGCGCTGAAGTCGGTGACGATCGCCGGCACTCCACAGCTCTGAGCCTCCAGAACGGGAATCCCGAAGCCCTCGCCCCAAGACGGGTTGAGCAGCACGTCCATCGCACCGTAGATACGGGCCATCTGATCATCCGTGTACGGCACATGCAACATCGCGTACTGGTCCGCCTGGCGGACACGGTCCGTCGGGATGCCGAGATGCTCGATCAACGCCGGAATGTTCTCGCCGCCGCCAACATTCGGATCAAACTGCGTGTGCAGATACAGGAACGCGTTGTCGTGCCGTTTCGCGAACTCCGCGAACGCGCGGAGCGCCTGCGGGAAACCCTTCCTTGACGGCCGGCCCTTGTTTGCCGCGACCATCCCGACTACGAACGCGCCCTTCGGAAACGACTTCTCCCTGGCCGAGTTCGTATCCATCGGCTTGTAGACCGTCGTATCGACCCCGTGAGGAACGTACAGCGGGTCGAGCCTGCCGAGCTGTAGTTCGCCGAACCGCGACATGGCGATCGGCACCGCGTCGGACTGAACGAAGAACTCGATGACCTTCGGAGGTGCCGGATCATGGTCGACCGGCACCCAGCATGCGCAGTTCAACTGCCTGGGCATTCCGGGATCCAACACCCACACGTCCATCAGCGTCACAACCAGCCCGCCTCTGGGATCGCCGCCGAACCATTGCGCGGCATGCTGCGGGAGCGTGTCGTTGCCGTACTCGCCACCCAAGCCGGGGAACACCGGGATCTTCTCCCACGAGCGCGGAGCGCCTTCGAGGCCGTAGAAGCTCGAGATCGCCAGCTCGTATCTGTCGGCAAGCAGCGGGGCGAACAGGGCTGTCTGCTGGCCATAGCCGGTCGGGCTCCACGGCGCGTTCGAGTGCCAGAGCAGTTTGGACAATGCGGTTCCTTCCTTCGGGGCGGCTGAGGGGTGGCTATGAGATTCGCGGGAAGAGCAACGACCCAGCCACCCCAAGTGGGAGCCATCAGCCCTTCCCACGACTTAGAAAACTCAGATCTGAATAACTTCGACGCGAGTCGTGAACGCGTCCGTCGTCTCAAGGCTGATCGTGACCTCGAACGTCCCACGCCCCGAGATCGCAATTCGGTCAGATGTCAAGACCGTTCCGCCGGGCGGCATCGCACAGAAATGCGTGCTGCGCTCGTTGACTTGCCCGCCGACGAGCGCGCCCTTCCCGCGGATCGTCACCGGATAGATGCGGCACGGGACTGTGCCAGCGGCCGCGTACGTGAGCGTGCCGCCGCCGCCGCTGTCGGACGTCATGCTGCGACGAGAGATGACGGCCGTGTCGGTGAACGCGAGCCACATCGCGCCGCGCAACCGGATCGGATTCCGGTTGTTCAAGAACGTCGAGATGGGCACTAGAAGCTCCGGGTCGACAAGTAGCCCTGAATGATCCTGATCTCGTTCGCCGTCAGGTCGCTCGCGGACATCCCATAGGTCAAAGTGGTGTCGCCGATCGTCTCAGCCTGCGTCACGCCCTGAACAACCAGACGGGCAGCGAAACTGATCGCGACCATCCGGATCGACCGCGGCACATCGATCGCCTGATACCCATGCTCGTAGGTGATCCGGATGTTCTGCCGGCCACGCGGCCACTTCACAGGCCAACACGAGTTCGAGAACCACGCGCTCGAGCCGCTGACCGTCCCGCGATACAAAAACCCGTCGGGCGACGGCGGAATGTAATCCGTGATCGTCCCGCCGTTCACCAGCACAGTGCCAGCGTTCGCAACAGGCCGCTGAGGCAGGATGAGGCAATCGGTGCCCGATCCATCGATGGTGATGGTGGATGTGCCGTACGTGAAATCCTGCTCCGTCAGATCACGGATCACGTCGCACGCAGCATCGATCGCCATCAGCGCGCCAGCGTCTGCGGTGACGTCACGGCCGATGTAGTCGGTCAGATCCTGCTGAGAAATAAACGGAGCGAGACTTGTCATCTCACACCTCCCGATTGGTGCTGCCCATGCCTAAGCCAAGCCCAGCCTCGCCGTACCCCGCCGTGCCCCGCCTCGTGGGTACTGCCCTCGCCAAGCCGCGCCGAGCCAGGCCGAACCGCGCCGCGCCCATCCAAGCCCAGCCGCGAAATCAAACCCATGCCTAAGCCATGCCGTGCCGCGCCGAGCCCAGCCGCGCCAACGCCGAGCCCCGCCGTGCCGCACCGCGTAGTTGCTACCCGTGCCTAAGCCTTGCCGAGCCACGCCCTGCCACGCCACACCGAGCCCCGCCGAGCCAAACCCCGCCAAACCGAGCCCAGCCGCATTTCAAACTGCCCATGCCTAAGCCCCGCCGGACCGTGCCGTACCGAACCACGCCCTACCTTGCCCAGCCCCGCCTTGTTGGGTACTGCCCTCGCCAAGCCTCGCCGAGCCTAGCCTCGCCAAGCCTCGCCAGGCCTAGCCACACCCCGCCCCACCGGGCCCAGCCAGGCCCTGTCAATTGCTACCCATGCCTAGCCAAACCGTGCCGTGCCGTGCCCGGCCCCGCCTCGCCCGACCTCGCCGCGTAGCGATCAGGCCGCGTCGTCCTCGACCGCATCGCCCTCGACCGTCGCAGCCTCAGTAATCCCAAGCCGCTGCTCAATCTGACGCAAACGCTCGTCTTGCTGCTCGTTCCACACCGTCTGAACTTTGAACGCCGCCTGAACACGAGACGTGAACGCCTGATAGTCCGCCAGATCACGCGACTCGCCGTCTTTCAACAGTTCCAACGGTGCCGCGTTACCCGTACGTGAAGCCAACACGATCTGTCGACGAGCCTTACCGCCGCGCACCCGCATCGCCGAAACGAACTCGCCCGGACGAGCGACCTTGTAGCCCCGCCCGCGCAAGTTCAGCAACGTTCGGCGATGATCGCGCTCAAGGCGCCTCACGACCGTGTAGATCCGCTGGCGGTCGCCCTCCATCAGATCACATTCCGTCTCCTGGAGGATCTGCGCGTACGTGAACTCCGCGCCGTACGGTGCCTTCTCGAACATGGCAAGCAGCCGCTTCGTTTTCGACGCAAGCTCAAACACCGCTGACCTCGAACCGGCCGAACCTCGGCCGATAGTCGCCCAAGCCGATCATCAGCCCCGCGCGATGCGCGATCAACGCGAACTGCTCCCGGTCGAGAATCGTCGTTTCCAACGCGATCGGCACATCCAGCTGCCAGCCGGCGGGGAACATCGGACGAGACCGCATCACGGAGTTCGACTGGTTACCAACTCGCCGATAGTCCTTGTAATTCCCGTCCCAGAGCTCCTGGATAGTCTGCACACGCCCATTCCGACCGGGATACTGGATCGGCAGCGCCTCGGCGAGCACAACCACCGCTCGCGTTACATTCTTGCCGTCCTTCGAGATAACGCCGGAATGACGTAGGCATGTTTCGACGTTGACCCCGGGAATGTAGGGCCCGACTTCCTCGTTGTAATACAACCCGGCTTCCCACTCGATCCGAGCGATGATCTTGAAGTCCTCCTCGGTCTTCTTGCGCTTTCCGGTGTAGCGCTTCATTTCCTTACCGAGTTCATCGAGCGGGTTGACGGTACGCGGCGAATGGACCAGCAGTGATGCGGTCCCAGTAAGATGCAGCGTTAGCTGCTCCATGATTGAACCTTCCGTTTGGGGTGGCTTGCGAGCCAAGTGGCGTCTTCACCGCCGCTTGGCTCCTTCTTTATGCCGGAACCTTATCACAAGGCGTCGACTAATCGTGTCGACGCATTTTAGTCGGAGCGCCCAGGTCCGTGCCCAGACCCGGACGCTCCATCCACCAGTCCCGCTTGTTACGCGAGGCGCACTTCGACGTACGCGCCAGGACGGTAGACCGCGAGGCCCAGCCGCTCCTCAGCACGAATCGCGAGCAAGTTGTTCGCGAAGTACGTCGAATGCGAGTTTGTCGCTTCGACCGAGACGCCGCCCTTGCGCCAAACCTGCGCGTTCGAGTACGTCCCAATCAACGCCGTACCAGCACCACCGATACCGGCAGTCACGATCACAGGCTTGTTCCATGCCTGATCGTTCGCGCCGACGATCTGCCCAGAGCTCGGGATGTTCATCCCAGAGCCGTACGGGCCTTGGAACGGACCGCCGCCGTAATACTGGTTGGCGGTGTCCTTCAGGAGCCGAAGCTTCTGATAGTCCGTCGGATGCAACACGAGCCAGTCCGGCTCGACGAACGCGGAACCACGCATGCCGTTCATTGCGATGAACAGCTGATCGGCGTACGTGCCGACCGCGGTGCCGCCGGCGTACACCGGAACGTTGCGGGATGTCAGGATGCCCTGCACCTCGTTACCGCCCGACGTGCCGCGGAACAACTGCCGCTCCTCCTCGATCCGGACGAACAACGCAAGCCTGCCGTTGATGTAGCTCTGGATCTGCGGGGCGTCCTCGAGCATCTCGTCAGAGACGGGCAGGAGAGTCGCGATCTTCTTGATCGGCTCGTCCTTCGTGCTCAGCCCGAGGATCGACTCGGGCTTCGCGCCAGCCTCAGCCACGCCAGCGGCACCGGACGTCGCCGTACCTTCGACGATGTACCGGACCGTGTTGCCGGTCGCCTGCCCTGACATCAGCAGGTCAGCGAGCGTAAGCCGCTGAAACAATGTTTCAACAACACCAGGCACGACCTGCGGGATCGGCAGCAAACCACCACCAGTACCCGAGCCAGGAGAGCTTGCGCCTTCCAGCAGCGTGCCCTTCATCTCCAGCGCGACCGTCGGAATGGTCGGGAACTGCCCGCCCTGCTGCTTGTACTGCTCGCGGGCCTGCTTGTACTGCGCGCTGTTGACGAACTGCTCGCCGATGCTCTTCTGGGCCTGCGGGAACACCGAAGCGTTCATCGCCTGGAACATCCGGTCGACAGGCTCCGAGCCGACGCTCATCTGGCCGAGCGACGGGCCGAGCTCACGACCGATATCGTCGACATGATCGAGCGTCTTGATGTTCGCCTCAACCTCGTCCTTCTCGGCCTTCAGCGTTTCAATCGCCTTCAGTTTGGACTCGACGTCGAGACGCTCCTCGTCAGTCGGGTCGCGGTCCTCGTCATCGGCCTTCTTGTAGATGGCCTTGTACTCGTCAATGTGGTCGCGGATCGACTTTTCGATCGCGGCCTTCCGCTTCTCAAAGCGGTTCATGGTTCCTCGATTCCGCTGAGCGCACTCAGCATCTCGTCACGCGTCCGCCGGCGAAGCTCCTGAACGGAGTATCTGAACTGCGGCGGTGCGACCTTTTCGGGTCGGGGTGGCTTACGTCGGCTCTCGCCGCCACTCGCGTGTTCGAGCGCTAGGGCGTCTGCCTTTTGTCTCAGCGGGTCCGCAGCACGAGCTGTCTCATCCGCCTTCTGCTGGAGTGAAGTCTTTCGTCGCGGTTTCCGCGCCGACTTGCCGGTCGCGTCCTCGGCCATGTCGGCCGCGTCGTCGACATCCACTACAAGCTCCTTGAGGTCGTCGACGATGCCTTGCATTTCGGTCGCGTCCTCAGAATCAGGCGCGTTGTCGATGTACTCCTGCGCGCACATCAGCATCATGTTGAGAATGTCCTCCGGACTCATGTCGCTGCCCGTCATCGCTTTCGCCGCCGCCATCTCGGTCGCGAGCGCACGCATCCGCGCTGCCATCTTCTTCGGATCGGCGTTCCCGGCAGCCATTTCGTCAGCCATCGCGTTCATCCGATCAGCCAGCGACGCCATCGCCTTGACTGACAGCACGCGCGTGTCGTTGTTCATCGGCGTTGGTGTTGCGGTCACCTCGAACACGTCGAGCTCGGAGATGCTCCGGCCGCCGCCCTTACGGTCCGTGCTACCACCATCCGGGATCAGATAGCCGAAACTGAACCCAACCGACCCGCTTTTGAACGACCGCCACGCTTCGCCGCCCTGCGCCGACGCAAGATCGACGTTCCCGTTGATCACAACCTCGCCGTTCACGTTGCGGGCGGACTGCGGGTTGACATGCCCGACGATGTCCTCGGCCTTGGTGCTGTGATTCCACGAAAGCGGGACGGGACGGTTCCACTTGTGTAGCGCGCGGACCATGCCGTCAGCCGACACGACATCCTTCTCACGGTCGACGCTTTCGGTGCTGATCACAGCCTCAAACTCGCCGAGGTCGGTCGTGGTCGTCGGCGCGACCTTCAGCAGCATGTGTTCCACGGGTTCTCCCTACTTCGGGGGGTACTCGGCAATATGAAAGGCGGGGTGGCCTATGAAATGCTCATCGAGCAAGCACAGTTCGGCGGTGAGCCCGGCGCGAACCCAGCCGGCCAATCATCACCCAAAGCGACCGTGTCGCCATCGAACTCGGCATGCCGGTCGGTATCAGCAATCCACGTTTTTACGCGCTCTTGAAAGGTGCCGCTCTGACGAGCGGCTTCCTCCCTTGCCCAGATCGTCGACCTCGCGCCAAGGCTCGTCCCGGCGCTCGAAACGTGCTGCGGAGCGAGGTTCATAGCGGCATCAAAGCCGAGATCCTTGATCTCGCCGCGGATCGTGTCGTTGATCGCTGTTGCGGCCTCCTCAGCCATCGCCTGCAAGTAATGCTGAACCTCGCCCATGTTGAAATTCCCGGCCGCAAGCTTCAACGAGTAGATGTCGCCCTCCGCCTGGACCGTCTGCTTCAACTGACGATTGATGTCGTCAGCAAACTCGCGGTTCCAACGCTCCCAGTCCGTCGATGCCTTCTGCTTCAACGACCGTTCGAGCCGGTTGAAATGCTTCTGCACCACGCCCTTGAACGCGTCGATATTCCTGCGTTGCCGCTCAATGTCCGCAGCCTTGCGAGGATGCAGCTGAAGAAGCCGCACAGACTCGTCAGCGGCCTTCGCCAGTGTCTTAGGAGCCTGGGGCGGTGGAGGCTGGTCTGTGCGGTACGAGCCGTCCTGCGCAGGCTTGTTTGGATCCTGGATCGGCATGATCTGCGGCGACGGCTTCTCGCCCACAATCACGTTCAACGGCGTTACGAGCTCGTCGCCATCCTCAACCGGCGGCAGATTCAGTTTCGCTCTCGCCTCGTTCGTCAACATCACCGGCCGGCCCGTCGCCGAAGTCAACGTCTTCAACCGCTCATCCGCGTTGATGCTCTTCTCATCAAGGTTGAACTCGAAACACAGGTCCGTCTGCCCATAAGCCTGCACCAGCAGCCGCTGGTTCAGCATTTTCGTGAACGCCTCGCAATACGGAGGCAGACAGTCAGTCAGGAACTCCTGACGATCATCAGCAATCAGGCCCGTGCCCATTCCGACCATCCCGAGCGGCACGCCATACAGGCTCGAGACCCGTTCGATCGCCCACCGGCGAATCTCATACATCTGCGCATCCCGAGGCGACATGCCGAACGACCGCATCTCCATGCCCTCTTCCATCTGCAACGGCTTCTTGTTGCGCTCCCGCATCCGGTTCGCAACATCCTCCTCATGCGCGCGTCTTGCCGCCGTCGACCAGGCCGGCGCGTCCAACGGCCGGTAGATCCACGTCGGCTCCTGCAAACCATTGTTCGCAAGCTCGACAGTCGCCTGCTGCAACGCCGCGTCCTCCGCAACGACATCCCGGATCGTGTCGAGCAAGCTCAAGCCGATCCGCGGGTCCAACGGGTTCTCGCCATGCCAGTGCAAAACCTGATCCGGCGAGAAATCAACCCACGAACCGCCGCCGCCCCACGAACCAGCGCTAGTCCACGCGCCCTGAGGCCAAACGCGATAGTTGTCGACCTGCCACAAGCTCGAGCCCTGAACCTCGACCATGAACGCCGGCAGTCTCGCGAACGTCACCTGGTTCCCAGCAGCCTCCGCGAGCGCGCTATACGCGTTGTCGTGGATCAGAAAGTCCTTGAACAGCTCACGGATGAACTTGTCCGACGGCGTCCGCTCATTCGGATAGCGGAGGCTCAGTGCGGCGGGATGGTCGGGCTGCGGCGTCCGCTCCGACTCGCTGACCTCCTCATACAACCGTAGGTCGAGCTGGCCGACATTCCGGACGATCACATCAATCACCGTCCGTACCGCCGGGCTGTTCGAATACATCCACGCGTAGTTTGCCGACTGCGCGCGATTGTAAATGTCCATGATCCGCTGACGAGAACCGCCGCCGATGAGCGGCCACGGCGCCCAGCCCTGACCCATCGCATCAATAACCGCCGGGCTGCCAGTCAACGCCTTCTTCTTGAACGGATTACGCAATTTCGCCTCCGCCATAACAGCGCTCAAGCGCTAACCGCATCGCATCACGACAATCCCGGCGCAGCACATCGCGACGCTGCGACTGATGCGGCATTCCAGGCCACAGTTGCTCGCTCGCGCTTGCCATCTGCTCAACGGTCGGAAACGCCTGCTCCATCGCACCTGCAATCTGCTCGATGCGAGCCTGACGCTCGCTCTCGACCGGAATTATTTGTCCATTGACAAAAATCCCGCTGATTTTGAAGGCCGTCACAGCATCGCCCTCAAATGCTCAGCGCGCCGCACACCGCGCATATCTCCCGGATTCCTCCAAAGATACGCGCACATCAACATGATCGCCTGCTCGCAATCCATCCCGCGATCGGCAGCACGTCGCCATCGCTTAGCAGCAGTCGGTGTAGCCACGCGTAGACACGCTTCGCAAAGCCCAAGATCGACTACGACCCGCTCGGCGCGTTCGCTTGCCATGGAAACCTCCCTAAGCGGCCTGATCGAAGAATCCGTCAGCAAGCCGATCGTCATAAACCGATCTCGGCGGATCCTCACGATTGGAATGCTGAACCACCATCGCCGCGGCCGTCAACGCGTCAATCACCCTGCGATCCTGCTCCCTCGCGCTCCCGCGCGACTGGTTCGGCCGCAAAAACCGGTACTCCCCGCCAGACAGCCTGTGCGCGACCGCGTGCAACACATGCGACCTCAACCCATGGTCGCCGGTGTGCTTCAACGTCCCAGTCCGTAAACCCTCGGTGAAAGCCGTGTAATCCTCGACATGCGCCGCCATTTTGCGGTGATCACGCTCGATCACGGGGATCTGAAGCTCATCCTCGATCCAATGAGCGATCTCCTCAGCCTGATGCCCAATATCGATCACGACCGACTCCACCCGATAGCGTTCCGTCAGCTCGATGAGCGCGTTCTTGATCTCATCAGGATGCAAGCTCGACCCGTCACGCGGCGGAACCAGGATCGTCGCTGGCCCCAAAAGTCTGTAATCCGGCCCCTTGTGGAGCGGAACCAGCGCGGTCGTGTCCCACTTGAAAGCCACATCGAGCCCCACATCCACGCTAGCCCCGACAGGGATCTCGCCTCCCACCTCAGCCTCATCCCACTCCTTATCGGTGATCGCTGACTGGCTCGAACGCGTCGGACGGTTGCACTTCAACCGCGACCACTCGCCCAAATCCGTCACCAGCGCGTAATCCTCGGTCAAAGTCGCCTCAGTGATCATCGAAAGCGGGTTAGCGGCCTTCACCGCCGCCATGTCGGAGCACAACTCCGCTTTCGGGACCATCCACTCATGCAAAACCTCGCCGGGCGCCGTCGCCCGCAAATGCGACCCCGAATGCTTCCGGTCGACCGCCCGCCGGCGAATCGAATCGCGCATATTCTCAAACGGCGTCTCCGGCTCCCCGCCAGTCGTGATCCCCAACATCTGAGCATCACGCTTCCGCAGCTTTCCGCCCCACAAATCCCACAATCGCATATCCGGATGACGGTGCAGCTCATCCAACAGCGCATAAGGGCACGGGATCACGCCATCACCCGTCTTCGGATCATGCGCAAACACCTCAATCCCCTTCCCGCCATTCCTCAAACTCCGGATCAGCAGATACCCGCCAAACGACCTGAACCTGTCCTTCATCCCCGGCGTCCGCTGAATAAACCCCGTCGCCTGATCATGCAAAATCCGCGCCTGCTTCGCCGCCGCGGCACCA